TTACCAATAGCGACACCATGGCCTGACATATTACCCTGAGGTAAGTCGTGAGTTTGAGCGGCTTGACCTGAGTAGGTAGAGAGTACTTCTGAGATATTGACGGGAACTTTTCCACCGCCTAAGAAGATAGGACGCTGTGCAGTGTAGTCTGGTACACGCTCATCGAAGTGAGCTTGAATAGATTCCACATATCGTGATCCTGCACGCGCATTCGTTTCTAACCATTCTTGAAGTCTTACAGCGCGTCTGAGTTCCTCGATGTCTATTCCGGTTGTATCCTCATTGATGTTTTCCAGATGAGAGGCTAGAGTTCCTGCGATACCGATGTTTCCATCTGTTGCGACTAAGTCGCCTGTTCCTGCAGGAGTGCCAGATACGTCCTCGACCCATTGTGGAGGCATTCGCCAATCGAGTCCGATGGGAGCTGTAACGGGTGATCCTTTTTGAGCGAAGGGCAGACATGATGTAAAGTAATCCTTCTCCCAATTCCGGTTACGAAGGGTCATCATGTTTTCATAGTTATGATTGCCATCATCACCGGTTGATACTGTCTGCTTGGCTTGCAAGTTCTGATCGCGGAAGTATTCGTTATAGATCATCTGGTAACCGCGAAAGGGAAGTGCGTTGAATGAAATGCCAACGCCTATGTCGTCAAGGACTGGCAGACCCATATAGTCGTATAAGGTCTTTTTGGCAGTTAGAGCCTCATCGCCTACGGCTAGGCTTATCATGGGTAAGGCAGAAGTATTGTTTCCATCTTCGCCACCTGTGATGAAGTCTTTCCAATTTTCCCAAACTATTCGGTTTGGTACGAAGAAGAAGTTTTGTGTAACGGATACCCGGTGCATGATTGGAGCTAACGTAGGGGCCATTCTGAGGAATGTTTCAGAATTGACGCGGAAGCGATCGCCGGGAACGATTTCTTGTAGATAAAATGGGGTGATAGTCCCCATCGTCATTGTCTGTTTCCGCTCATGTGATAGATTAAAGGCCGAAGTACCGGGCCTTTTAGTTTGTACCTGTCTGAAGATGCTCATAGCTTGTTTCTTTTGTTGTTTTTAATAAATAATTGTTCCTGTGATTCTCTTTTATTTTCATAGTGTTTGTAAAGGTCAACTCCTTGCTCTCGAAGTTTGGCTTCCTCAGCAAGTAACTCTTGTTTAGCGATTGCGGCGTTACGCTTCTTATGATATGCGACACGCGCTTTCTTTTCGTCTGTGTCATGAATTTTGTTTTCAAGATATTTTCCAATGCGTTGCTTGTATTTTTTGTTGATCGTGTATAGAGATTGTTTGCGAGAGTGATACTCTCTGGATTCTTCATTAACATAGTTTGCTCCGATTCCTTTGGACATAACATTGAACGGTTTGATTAGTTCTTTGGTGTCCAGATCGCGTGAATCCCATTTTGTTATATACTTGGTAACGTATCGTATTGACTTTGGTGTGACTGTTCCGATTTTGACGAATCCATGTTGCCAGATACGTTCGAGGTATTTAATTGTTTCTGTTGGGATATTAAAGACGATAGCGTGGTAATGTGGTCTATATGTTTCTTCGCCGTATTCGCCGACCGCGTAATAGCGGATTGATGGTACTTTAAGCGTCTGATTAAAACCAAGGTTCTCCATTTGCGTCTTATAGTATTGATCTGCATAGTATCGTAATCTTTTAAAGAATTTTTGTAAGTCTGGTTTATGTAAGATGCCATTTCCTAGGTCATTCCTTGGAATCTGTGCATCATCGTAAGTGAGTGTAATGAAGTATGCTGAATAGCAGTCCTTCATTTCTGTTTCTATGCGTAGTGCCCATTCTTGAGCGTGATTGACTCGACAGGGCATACAACGCCCACAGGGAACGGTGATAATTTCACCGCTCTCCTGCTTCAAGGGCATTGGATTGGAGCAGATCATAATCTTACTCCACCTCTTGAATTCAAGGTATACCGCCTAATCCTACGGCGGCCCCTTGATGATTTTTTACGCCTGTAACTGCTAACGGGTCTGCGAGATTTAAACCTCCTTCGGTAACTTGTTCTTCTCCTCATGATGTTTTGTTTATATGTGAATATGATGGAATATTAACCGTTTTTGATGTACCTGGTCAAAGGTTTTGGTTAAAATTCCGTTAGTATTTAGAATTTAACGTTGGTAGCCGTTTTCTGGAGTAATTCTGATTTACTGTCTGTCCTTTTTTCATCCAAGACGCGTATGATGTATCTGGTTTTTTGAGAGTAGGTGCTTTTCCTTTTCCTAGTTTTCCGAGTTTACCAACTCCGACAGCACCAAGCGCAGTTTTAGCGGCATTGTTTACCATGCCGAAACCTTGCTGATAGGGATACCAATTGTATTTGCGTGTATTGAATTGTAGGTTCATCCAAGCATTATCGATATTAGCATCGAGCAGTAGGTTTTTCTTCATGTTGAGATTGTATTGCGCTTCACGCATATTGAACATACGTGTTTTTGTTCGTTGATCGTTTGTCTCACGAGAATTGGGATATAGTTTCCAGAACTTCTCATGTTCTTTTAGCTGTGCATTAACAGCTTGAATCATAGCAATTGATTGCTGTGTATTAGTAAGTTCCTGTATATGTTTTGTGTCGGCTTCTGTCTTTGCCAGACCAGCCTCGACTTGTCTCTGATTATTGTACATACCGAGTACATTGATTTTAGGAACTTTTGTCGTGTGTAGTGATTGTTGTACCGGAGTCATTTTTGGTGATGCCGATGCATTACCGGCATTTCCTTGACCGTATATCAGATTAGGGTTAAGACCCGCCTGTTTGAATCGGGTCATTTGTGCCTGCGGAGTGTTGTATTGATTTTGCAGATGCCATTGTTCTAAATCTTTATCGTAGGCATAATTTGCTAACTCCAGATTGGCATCTTTTTGTAACCTTATGTTACGTTTCTGAAATAGATTGCCAACTATTCCGGATGCCATATCGAAGCCTCCTTGTAGTGCTATTTGTCCACCTGTTCCGAGTGCCATATTTTAGTTATTATTTTGAGTGAAGATACGTTCTTTTTTTATTTTTCCTGTCAACTGTATAGTATACTATCAAGTGATGCATACTATACAGTTAGTTTTTCAGCCTATCGAGCTAAGCGTTTTAAGCTCATTTTTGAGACTTATCATCTGAGGTGATATTGTTCCCCTCCGGAGTCACTTTCGCTTCCGTTTCACTCGCTTTCGTTTCCTGAGAGGGTGTTTTATTATCGTCCTCAGATTCGTCCAATTTGAGTTTAGCTTGTTCGATTAGATTATGGGCTTCTTGGCCCATTTGTGCAGCTTCCGAAATGTCGAAGTCTGCTTCTGGTACGAACGTATCGAAATCGGCATCGGTTCCGAAGGTATCGGGATGCACGTTTACGGATGTTTCAAGCGGAATTCCTGCTTGAGATCGTTCATATAGTTCCGGGATCGTGTAAGCCTCCCCGGGTACGGTGAGTGATTCACCTTTGTTTGTTTCCTTATCGGCTCCTTTGTAATCGTAGATATTCTGATGGAGCCTAGTTTTTTTCTTTGTCATGTTTATGGAATTATTGTCTAGACGGGGTCTAGGCGACCCCAATACCCCCCCTTTTTTTGTGGGGGGGGGGCAGTGGCGTCTGATTTATTTTAATAACAACGCAACTAGAGAGTAGGCACGTTGTGATAAGGCATTTTACGCAAAGCCTTAACGTTGTGGAATATTTGGACATAGAGTTCGTCCTGATCATTGTCAGTGACGGCGTAGATGTCCTTACGCGGATCGGCAGTAATGAATTCATCATTAAGCTGTGGTTTGTTTGCGAACTGACGGCCCATGTGCCAGTATGCAAGATTATCGCGAAAATCGCCAGCGACCTGACTCTGTCGGAATTTATAGTCGGCGTATCGAGATTGATACCCGAAGGTTCCATCGTTTTGTCCGGTAGAATCGAAGAAAACTTCTGAGTTTTCAACGGCTTGTTCGCCTAGCTGAGAGAATTCTGGCCAATAGTATTGAAATTTGTCTGTCTTAGTCCAGAAAGATTCTCGGCCTTGCTGATAAGCGGTCCGCGGCATTACGGTCATTACACCGATGATAAATCCATGTTCGGTGAATTTGGCCTTGAATCGGTTTGTATTACCAATAGCGACACCATGGCCTGACATATTACCCTGAGGTAAGTCGTGAGTTTGAGCGGCTTGACCTGAGTAGGTAGAGAGTACTTCTGAGATATTAACGGGAACTTTTCCACCGCCTAAGAAGATAGGACGCTGTGCAGTGTAGTCTGGTACACGCTCATCGAAATGAGCTTGAATAGATTCCACATATCGTGATCCTGCACGCGCATTCGTTTCTAACCATTCTTGAAGTCTTACAGCG